CTTCTCACGTTCCTCAATCACTGGCAAGACAATTGCAAGAATTGCTTCTGCGTCTGCTGTTGGGTCGATAGCCATAGCCTCATCAGTAGTGGTTGACTCTTCAGTTGTCTCTTCAACTGTTGTGTCTTCCATCGCCACCTCTTCGGTTGACATCTCTTCCTCAACCACTTCCTCGGTTGGTGTTTTTTCCACCTCTTTGATTTCAACAACCTCGCCGTCTTTCACGACATAGATTTTGTCCTCAATGGTGTGCTCTCCATCAGGTAACTTCATGTTATTTAATTTAATTTGTTCCGATAATTTCAGACCGAGAAAGCCTTCAATGGAGAAACCGACTTGATCGTTGGCAACCAATTCGGCAAAGTAGTCAGCATCGGTCACCTGAGCGGTCACCATGAGTGTGCCTTTTGGTACCTCAATGCCAAATGTACTGAATGCCTTATCCTGTTTTGGGTTGTCAACAATCCATGTCTCAAGGATGTAAGCTGGTACTTTTTTCTCGGTGTCGTGTTCCAAGTTGAAGATGTCACGATTGCGCAAATCAGCCATAAATTTGGTGTGAATCTGCTCGATGACTTCCTCAGTGAACTGAACATAGTACTCACCATCACCATCATTCTTGCGGTAGATGTCCATCGGTATCATTGCCGGAGCTGTGATGCGATGCTTTAAACCATCAGAGAACATGAGGCGCTTCTCACTTCCAAAACTCAACCCCTTAACCTTAATAGCCGGTAGGTTGGTGAAAGCAATCATCTCAATACCGAGTGTTTCTCCGTCAGAGTACTCGTCATCGATGGTGATTTTGTAGATAGGTAAGTCCTTAGTCATTGCTTATGTTGCATATTTTGTATATTTGTTCAAAAAATAACTATGATTACAGTATTCGACAGGGAGATTCCCAACAAAATGAGTGAGCTCACCATCGAGCAGTTTGAAAAAATCAGCCAAATCCTCAACAATCAGGACTTCGATAACGTAGAGAAGTATGTTGAGATGTTCAAATACCTTGGCATTGAGGAGAAGCTATGGGATGACTACCCATTCAGCGAGTTCATTGAGTTGGTGAAGACCTTCAACCTGGACTCATACACACCACAGGAACCTGTTGCATCCATCGAGTTGGAAGGATACACCTACACAGCAGAGATGCGCTTGTCAGTGAAAGAGACCAAGCTCATCGAGAAGATTGTGAACGGCAAACCAAACAACTACATCAGCGACATCCTTGCAATCATGTTCAAACGCAGTGACCTCAGCAACACCGAGCACTTCGCAGATGCCCACTTGAAGCATAAGGCAAAGCTGTTCCGCTCTCAGAAAGCAGAGTTGTGTGTGCCATACATTGTGTTCGTAACCGAAAAGATTGCAGAGTATGCAAAAGCCAATGCTCCCGAAGGGGTGGCACCAAGTCAATCTTGAGCAGTTCATTGAGCTAAGGGGTCTGCAAGCAGAGGATGGTTTGTTCAACCACAACATTGATATCCTCTGCGCACTCACTGACTCGCTACCTGAGGACTTTGATGATGCCGAACTGCATGAGGTAGCTGAGTGGTTCAAAGATTTGCAATGGCTGTACTCAGAGCCAAGCAAGTTGCACACTGATCGTGTTGGAAAGTTCTATCTTAAACCCATGAATGAGCTGACATTGGGGGAATTTATCGACCTCGAATACTACTTCACACAGGACTACATCAAGAATCTTCCGAACATCTGCGCACTGTTGTATCGCATTCCCGAGATTGTGGAGGATGGTGTGGTGTCAAAGTGGGAAGCAACTACATTCAAGGCAACAGCGAGAGCGCATTACTTCCTGGACCAACCAATCACCAAGGTGTATGGCATCTTGACTGAGTACATCAAATTCAGGGACCAATTCATCTCATCCCATGCCAACCTAATGACTGAAGATATCGAAGATGACCTCAGTGATATCGATGACCCGGAAGAGCGCAAAGAGGCAGAGAAGCAAAAGGCATCCAATAAATGGGGATGGGAGCAACTGATTTGGTCGATGACCAATGGTGACCTCACCAAGTATGACCAGGTGATTCAGATGAAGCTGATACTCGTGTTTAACTTCTTGGCAATGCGTAAAGAGTTGGATATTTAGTAATCGAGTGCGTAGTTAAAGTCACCATAAAGCGGCACAAAGTCATATATCACCTTTGGTCTTTTACGCAATAGGTTTCCGAGTTCCAAGATTGGGAACTTCTGCGCCAAGTCAGCCACATACATTCCATACATCTCACCGATGAGACCATTCATCTCAAGTGCATCGTTGAATTTCTTGACCAATCTGAAGGGTGCGATGGTGGCTGTGCCGTTGTTCAGATATCCGAAATAATAAGCAGCGAGAATCTCAACTCGTATGTTGCCTTCAGTGGTCACCTTGGCATTGATACGCACTGAATCATACAATGTGTATGTGTCAATGAGTGCTTCATCCTTGATGACTTTCTTTAATGTGTTGGCAACTCGTCTCCTGAGTGGATATTTGAAGTTGTATTCACCTGTGTTTTTATATCTTGCCATTTCTTATGTTGCAATTAATCCTCGATTTGTTTAGGAATTTGGCAGTCGGTCCATGAATCCATGGAGAATGTGATGGTCATCAACCACCCAGCTGCATAGTCAAGGAGGTCATTGTTGAGTGGTGACAGCGTTGGCACACCAACCACATCAAAATCACGATCATCATTGTTGAATGTATAGTTCAAGTATAGGTCCATCAATATCTGATGGCAGTCGCTGAGGATTGTGTTGATGTTTTCCCTGTCCTTTTGGATGATGTCAAAGCAATAGATGTCAAGAGTGAAATCATTGGTGTTCTCGGTAGGGATAGCATCGACAGGAACGATGTATATAATCGGAAATTTTTCGTTTTTCGTTGCGAAATTAAACAACTGTTCCTTGAAGTCAGACCCTACTTTTTTGACCTGGAGATGCGCATTGTAGAATGCGATGATTTCGTTGACGAGCGCTTGGTAACTTATCACAATACTGCGTTTTTGAGGATTTTGTTTACTTTGTTTTGTACACCTGTCATCTCGGTCTCACTGACCACAGCTGTGACGGTGATGTTTTGGTTGCTCTCAACCCCTTGAGCTGAGCCTGTGTTGTTGGCTGCATTACCTTGACCGAATAAGTTGCCCGGTACGAATGATGGAACTGATGAAGCGGCAGCCGATGCGGTTGCACCACCACCTCCACCACCTGATGGTACGTTGACTGATGCGCCACCACCACCCATGAATTTGCTAATTGATGACGCTACGATTGTACCGATGGATGTGGCTGCTCGAATCTTGGCTCCAGCAGCGGCAGCTGATGCAAGCGCGAGACCACCATCAGGCAAGAGCTTCCATGTTGGGTTGGCATAGTATCCTGATATCTCTTTCTGAGTGTTGACAATAATCTCACCAATGGCAAGAGCTTTGTCGACCAAGAATAAAGCATTGGCGAGCTTTTTATTCTCACCAGCAAGTTCAGTCAATCCTGATATCAATCCTTTCGCCGCACCAAGTCGAGCCTGTGCGAGTTGCTCTTCAGCAGCCATGACAGCATCATTGTACTTTTGTTGCTCCTCAAATGAAACCATGTTGCCCTCACCTTGAATCTGCAACTGCTGAGTTCTTGTGGACACCATTGTTGATATAATACTCGCAGCTGATTTGGTTTGAATGAATTCATTCTCTGCCGCCTCTGCCTTGCGTACATTGTTTATCTCAAGTGCTTGAGCTGATTCAAGTGCTGTGATATCTTGCTTGTATTTCTTAGCCTCAGCAATCAGTGCAGCATACTTGGTCTTGATGTCATCAATCTCTTTCTGCGATTGCGTTTTTGTTGAGTCAACCACGAGCTTGTTGGCGGTCGCAATCTCTGCTCGGATGGCTGCTTCACCTTCCTTGTATTTCTTGATTCGCTCTTCACGTTTTGCCTTAGCCTCCTCAGCTGCTTTCTTTTCAGCGGCAGCTTGGTCAGCCTGTTCCTGGATAAGCAACATGGAGCGCTCTTTCGAACCATCCTTGATGAGTTTGTTCTCATCCTCGATTCTTTTCTTGAGTGCTTTACGTCTCTCGATTGAATCCTTATCGGTGAGTCCTTTGAGACCAGCGTATTCGGATCGTGCATCGCTCAATCTTTTCTTGGCGGCATCACTGATTGCCTTAGATTTCTCAACCTCAAGTTTTGTGGTATCCTTACCGGCTGCCTTCGCTTTAGCAATCTCAATGTCATATCCATCAGATATCGCTTCAGTACGTTTCTCAGATGACTTGAATGCCTTCTCGTTGGATTTCTCCATCTTGCGAGCGTTCTCTTCAGCGGCATACGATGTCAGACCCAACCAATCGGTCAGCTCTTTGAAGGCATCGATGAGCGCATTGATAGGAATCATCAAGAAATCAAGCACCTTTTGCAGCACACCAATCTTGTTGAGGAACACCCCTATCGCAACCACGATTGCAATAACAATCGCAGCCAATAAAAATATTGGATTTGCAAGAATCTGCGCCCCGAGTTTAACGAATGCACCACCCATTGTTGTGATGGTTGATGTCAGACCCTTCATGCTCTTGCTGATGTCAGCGGCATTGAGTCCACCAAGATTTTTAGAGAACACTTTCGCCTTCTCAGATGCCTCCTCAAAATCGAGTGACATGATTGAATCCTTGATGCCACCAAATGAGTTGGATATCTGCTCAAATTTAGACCCTGATGCGAAGACATTGACTGCATCATTGGCATCCTTAATCCTATCAGCTACCTCACCAGCACGAGCAGCGAGTGCCGCCATTTGTTCCGGGTCAGAAGCATCGGCAATTGCTGCCTTGAGTTGGCGGAGTTCTGCCTTTAAGCTGGTGACTCCTGAGAGCTTGAGTGGTATTTCGACTTCATTAGCCATATATTCTGACTTCTATTGGTGAGTATCTTAAAACATCATCATTGTCTTGATGATTGGATGTATCAAATGTTGTGACGTATATGTTACCATCAGATGTGACTGATGCAGTAGCAAGGTGGTCATGCTCTACGTTGCCAAGAATGACAAAAGTGTTCACGACATCAAACGGACTGACAGGTGTACCAAGATACTCACCCTGTGCAATACGAGTCCATGTAATGCCGCCAATTGTATCAGCCAACACAATCGCTGTCGGTGCTGTTGTTCCCACCTGAGAGAGCAACGCAGTGTATCCACCTGATGGTGTAGTGATGCCGTTTATCTGCGGAGTGATGATACCATCCTCGTTGAGAATCTTGTTGTCCCCGATGACCAATCCCTTCACACCTTGACCAATGATGTTGCCCTCACCTTTCACAATCACATCATCTCCTGAGAGATTGCCATTGGCAGTGGTTGACTTGGTCACAAGGATGCTCTCCTCTGACTCCGCTGTCGTGGTTGGTGGTGTTGGTGTACCTGGAGCAGTGATGAATGGAGCGAGGTCAATCTCTGAGTCGATGCTGATAAGCTCCACCTTGGTTGCTGTGTTAGCATTGGCATCATAGTCGATGACTCGGTTGATGTTCCACCATGAGTTGTCGATGCGCACCTTTTGGTTTAGCTTCATGGTTTGGATGTCAGCCTCATTGAGATTGAACATCGCCACCAACATCTTGCCCACATTGATTTGGTTGACTGTTCTCCTCCAGTACAGGTTGTATAGGTTATTGGCGGTCAGCGTTTCAGGTGAATAATAGTAGTAATCGTTGGTGCCAAAGTTGATGTCAAAGGTCGGAAGCAATGCGTTGTCAAAGTGACCGAGCATCGGATATGTCGTGTTGCCGAGCGCACCTGTGAGTCCGTACTCAATCAAATCCCATGTGCCGCACGTCTGCTCACCACCATCATACAGGATGCGGATGTTGGTCTTGGGTGCCTCACCATCAATAGCTGGAACATAGGCATCGAATGTCGTGGCGACCACAGGAGTCGGTGAGAATAGTATCTCTTTTGTCTCAGTTCCTTTGACATATTCGTTGTCGAATGTATACTCGAGCTGACCATATACCTCATTGGTCATTTGAAAGTACACCTCATTGGGTGAGTCCTTGTCTTGTTTGTAGCTGAGGATGAGTTTTTTTGCAGTGAGGTCAGGCAAGAATATCAAGTCTTGCTCTTTATCCTTCATCAGCTTGGCGGTCCAATCCACTTCAACACCTGAGTCATAGTATTCATCCCTGTGCTTGAGGATGAGTTTGTTTGGTTGGTCCGTATCGATGTCGACATACAGGTTGTACATCGTGAAGATGGACTTGACGAAATCAGATTGCTTAATCTTGAGCGGGATGTATTGGTTGATGTCCAAGATGCCACCAATCACTTGGATGTTGGCTGTTGGAAGTATCTTGATGCGTAGTGAGTTTATCTTGAAGATGGCATCAACAGGATAAGCTGTACCACCATTGAACCATGAGGTGAATGATGTGTGCGTGCCGAGCTTGATTTGGAACGTATCACCGGTGTTCAACTCACCTGAGCCGAGTGCGTTCTCCATCACCAAGATGCCGCCTGATTTGGTACCGCTGAAGATGGTTGTCTGACCCGATGCAAGTGTGGTGTTGATGGGCAAGTTCTGATTCGGTAGCACGTTGGAGTACTGACCTTGGAACGAACCGAATGCAGCCACAATGCGAGGTCGAGCATTCCATGAGTTGAAGGTGTTGGTCACATCCAAACCATTTGCGTTGTCCAGGATGAAGTCAAGACTGACCTCATACTGAATGGTGAAGCCTTGGCTGCTCGCTGCGTTGGTGTCGAATGGTATGGTGAAGATACCTGTGGTTGGGTTGAATGACCCTTGCGCATCCGTTATCTCAGTCCATCCTGTTGCGTTGTCGTATGTGCCGAATGATGCTGTCGGTGTTGCTACCTCAAAGGCGCTGAGTTGCTCCTCGACCAAGTAGTCAGCATTGTCGAATGTGTTGGCATCACCGTTGTATGGGATGAGCAACTTGTCGAAGCGTGCAGCTGCGAGGTCAGACCACTCGTATTGGAAGCCTGCTGATGCGAAGATTCTATCGAAGTAAGTCTTGGCATAGATAGCCGGTTTGAATTGACGTACATTGAAGATGTTGTCAGTGTCAAATGGCATCACATATTTGAAGCCATCAGTGACAGTGTTGCTAAATGTAGAGATGATGTCAGCCGCTGTGAAGGTGTGGTTGAGGTCAGTGAAGTCCAGGTCAGTGAGCTCAGCGTTTGTGATCGCAGTAAAGAACTCGATGCGAGTGTCCTTGATGAGGACCTCATACTCTACCCCTTGCTCATAGGCATCGGTTTGCTGATTCTTTTTAACTGACAGCAACTGAAGCAGCGCATCCTCCACGATAGGTACACCATTCTGAATGACTGCACACTTGGTCAGTGCGTTGATGTCGAAGGTGCCAGCTTGAATGTTTACATCATAGTAGTGGTTGAGGAGGTCATTGTTGTTCTTGCTTCCAACCAAGGTGATGGTCTTGGAGAACGTTCCGGTGCGCTTGGTGAAGTCGCGAATGTCACCGACTGCAAAATTCAAAGGAAATACCGTTCCCTCTTTAGTGTCGAGGAAGCCATTCTCAAGTTGTATCCTAACCATTTATGTTGTCCTGATTTGCGAGGCGCACGCTGAGTGAGTGGCGCATCAGATTCTTGTTTCGTTGTTTTAAGACCTCGTATGCGTTGTTGTTCACGATACATGGCTGATAAGTTGATGACGATGCTGTCAACTGCTCACCACAAATATACGATGTTTCTTTGATGAATACCTGTGGAGATGTGACCAACTCCTCGAAGTAGGCAGCCATATCCTCAGTCATCCAATTGGTATTGAGGTCGAATGATTTGGTGACGTTGATGTTCATCGAGCGGAATCCAAACTCCTCAGTGCTGTATGTCCACTCATCTGATGCGTTGACGTATCCTGTGACATCCTGGTTGTACACCTCACGGCTGACGTCACCACGCTCGTATGATTTGAGCTGGAAGGCAAATGATGACCAAGAGCCTAATCGGTCAAGGAACAACAAAGAATACTCTACTGAGGTGGTTCTGCGGTCTAAATAGATGCGGTACTTGACCGAGTCTTGCACAGGTAGTGTAGCGGCATTGGCGAAATAGAACTCATACCATTCGACTGAGTCATCGATGAGGTCACCTGTTCCAACCAATGTGCCATAGTTATTCGGACCAACAGGAATCTGAACAATCTCAGACATCGATGAAATGGCTTTATAGAATGCCAAACCATTGCTGTTCTCGAAGATGACTCGGTCAGTTCCTTTCGGGTTGAGGATGTTTAGTGAGATGTCCTGACCAATGGTGCAGTGATATGTCTGAGGTTGGTTTGTCAACCACAATGCTGTGGGTGCTGTGAGCACATAGTTGGCTGAGTCGTATGATGCCCAATCAGTCCATCTGAAGGCTGCGTTGAACACCATGTTGTCATCGAGCTCAGTGATGTCACGAGTGATGACCTTGCGGTTGTCAGCGTACTTGACCACACCATCGATGGCAGCATTTGTGATCGTGCTCCATGAGACGTTGACCACAACAGTTGACCCGGTTGCTGATATGACGGTGTGCAGTCCCTCGAGTTGAGGATTGGCTGTTCCACCATCAGCTTGGGTAATGACTACCTGGTCGCCTGATGCGAAGGTGTTGGTCACGTTGATTTGAACGTTGCCGCTCGCATTGGTCAGTGATGATGTGTAACTGAACTCAGCCACATACTCCTCACCGATTTTGACGTCATAGAGATAGAATGAATTTGGTGCATCGTAGAATGATGTGGTCAGTGTACCCAGGTCCCATGATACTTGTGTCTGAAGCAGCTTGCTCAGGTCCTCGATTCCATATCCTGTACCGAATGTTGGCAACACCTTATACTCACCAATCTTGTTGGCGGTGCCAGCATCATAGATGTCGAAGATGTATTTGAATCCTGTCTTGTTCTTGTTGGTTGAGTCAACGATGAACTTGAGCGGATTGTATGCTGGACTAATTCTCTGCGGTGATGCTATCAATGTTTGGCTCATATTCCTCGTTTATTTGATGACCAGCAAAAGCGTGCTTCGGGTTCTTCGGTTCGATTAGGTTTACCCCAAAGTCGTAGGTGTTGTCTGCCATCACATCAAAGTGGTAGCCGTCTGCGTTCGTGTTTTCGTCCAAAGCAATAACCCCGAGTTCAACAACTGCGTGAACTCCGATGCCGTAGCCTTCAGCGGTTAGTATTCCTTTGCTTTCAAGGTCAGCTATTGCGGCTTCCTTGTTTGGATAAGTGAGTTTGTAGATGTTCATTGTTATGCTGTTAAGGCGATGCATTGAGTGTCAGTAAGCGGTGTTGGAAATAGCGCCATTGAGTTGATGTATTTAGGTACGTCTTGCGCTTGACCGATTAAAAACTCTAAAGCAGTTGCAGTAAATGCTGTTGCTGTTATTTGTTTAAAGCCGTTAAAAAATACATCTGCCGTAGTGCCGTTCCATTTGATGGCTATTTTGCAAGTATCAGTTGTAGTTGTAAATAAGCCTATTTCGCTACCAGCTACGCGTTTAGATAATGACAATCTTAAAGTGCCTTGATTTCTAAATACAAAACCATTTGTTGCGCCCGTGTTTGTATCGGCAAGAAATAAAGTATTGACACTTGCATCCCTTGTCAAAACACGATTATTCCTCAAGTCCACAAACCAAGTCCCACCGCTTGCAGTTATCAGCCCATTGGTGAAGATGTTGTTTCGTGTTATTGAATCAGCGTTACGAGTAACACTTGCAGTTGTAGTCGGGATGAAACTTGTACTATAAGCGCCCGCTTCGAGTTGTGCGCCCCATAGGAAGATGGAGGTTGAAAGGGTGTTGGTCTCTGCTCTTGCAGCGGTTGCAGATGTCACTAAAAAAACAGAAAAAGAACCCGAAACTGTAGCGGTAGCCGTAGCAGTAATAGAGCATCGAAACCATCCGTTCCCAACGCTTGTTATAGCAGAGGTAGTTCCCGAGCCTACCGAGCCAAGTACGCCATTATTTAAATCAAAATTGGCAAAAGCATTTACTCCAAAAGCTGCTCCCGAGCCAAAAATTTGCGCAAAATTATTTGTGTCTTTTTTTAAATAAAAACTAATTGTGTATGCAACGCCACTGGTTGTATTAATAGCTTGTTGACATTGATGCCCAGTAGATGCTCCATTAGCCGTCAAGGTGTCAGCATCTACAATACCGCTTGGTGAAGTTGTGCTATTTGCAGTAATAGTTGTTGCGGTTTTAACCCAAGTAGCGTTATCAAAAGACGAACTCTGAAGCGCTAGGTTTGTTCTCTGCGGTTCTAAAAGTATGTTAGGACATCCACCAAGTGAGTAGTCTACTCGTGGGATGTTAAGCCGTGTTTCAGTGCGGAGGTAGTCACGTGCTGAAGTGCCTTCGACAAGTTGTGCGCCCCAAACTTCTATATAATCACTCGTTGTTAAAATGCTATTGTTTGAAAAGCCGCATCGCCCCGCACCTAATAAAGATGCACCAACTGCTCCCGTTAAAGTAAATCTTTGCCAAGATGTTGTTACAGTTATAGTAGATACTACTGCACTATCATTAATAAATATGGTTGCAGTTTTTGTGCCAACATTTGAGCGCATCCAAACACTAATAGTCATTGTGGTGTTTATGATTGCTAAATTTTGACGAACTTGAGAGTTTAAGTTTGCCGCAGTCCAACGAGATGCAGTTGTAGTTCCATTTGGAGCTTCTGAAAAATTATCAGTAAAAACTGAAGGGCCACCGCCGCCCGTAAGCCAACTTGTATTCTGAAACTGCTGACTATATGAAACAAGATTATAAGGCACTAAATCAACCAACCCCGCAGCGTTAACCCTCGTGGCAGTTGTGGCTCTTGTAGCGGTGAAATCTCCGTTGCCGTTGGACGGAATGACGGAGTAAAGTTTGCCCTCTTTGTATGCGTTAGGCGTTAGTAAAAGGGAAGCGTTATCAAGTAGACTCATTGTATTGCGTTAAGTGCGGTTAATTGTGCTTCAAGACAAGCGGATGCTTCGAAAACTCCGCCGTCAGCCGCTACCCTTGCGGCAAATGTTGACACAATGCTTGGGACTGGGTTGCCAAATGACAACCAAAAAGACGGGTTGTAAAGGCTGTAGAAATACATTACCCAAGAACTAAAGCAACACTACCCGATGCCAATGTGACACCACTGAACTGAAGGTCATTGATTGGGGTGATGATGGCACCGGCTTTGACTGCTGTACCTGGAGCGGCAATGTATGTGCTTTTGACATCCACACCAGCTGTCTTGATCGCGGTGAAGACTGTGTCCTGAAGTACGACAATCGCATCGATGGTCTTGGTTGCCTCAGTTGTGTTGTTGACGATGTATGTCCCATTGTTAGCGACAAGCTCGCCCATTAGATTTGTTCCCATGGTTTTTTCTTTTATGTTGCAAATTAAGTGTGAAGTGTTTAAAAGGCGAAGTATGAGTCATCGGTGTAGTACTCCTGACGGATGTGAGTCGTGGCATATCGGATGGCATCCATGGCATCATCGTACAGCTTCACAGGTTCATCCATGATGAGGTCACCGACTTTCTTCCATTTGTAGTTCTCATACTCTTTCTTGACTCTCGGGTCATCCTGACACCACACACCGAATGTCTTGATGTTGTCGATACCTTTCTTGACCACCTTGTTTGCGTTCATCACATCGTATCCAGCGTTGTTCATCTCGGCAATGATTTCAGGTCGTGCGTAGTCAGCCACGATGGTGATGTACTTCTCAATCTCGAGTTCATCCATTCGAGCAATCAGGTTGGTTGTGGTCAGATACGACTCATAGATGACCGGCTCGATGTAGATGTCATTGTCGCAGTAGTAGACCCTCATCAGCGCGGTGGGGTGATTGTACCCGAAGTCAATGCCGTATACAAAGTTGACGAACCTGGATGGGCGATGCTTGACAAAGGTCCAATTTGAGTAGATGTTGCTCTTGCTGATTGCCTTCTCACCGAGCGCATAGATTTGGTACAGCGCCTCATCAGTGCGCTTGAGGTCCTCGATTTGTCGCTTGATGCTGTCAGGGAGAAATGGGTTGTCCTTGTACGTTGACTTGATGATGATGCTCTCCTCCATCGGTAGGTCATAGAGCCAGGATGAACTCTCACTCGGGTTGTAGTCGAAGATGAGCTTCTGCTCGGTCCTCATGTTGAGCTGTTGGAAGTCTTCGAACCACAACTCATTGGCTTCATTGCACCAACCGATGTCACGTTTGCGACCACGAATCTTCTGCTCGTCATCCACACTGAAGAACTCCACGATGCTGCCATTCGGGAAGGTATAGATGTGTTCAGACTTGTTGTGACTGCTCACCTCATATATCTCCATGGTCTTCATGATTTCAAAGAAGTCACGCATCACCGTTGCCCTGAGAGCTGGGAAGGTCTTGCGCACCACACTGACCACCTTGTTGGGATGTTGGATGCAGTAGACGATAATCATCTGACACAGGGAGTAGGTCTTTGATGATCGTGAGCCACCCTCATTGATGATGAACCTGAGGCTCGGGTCAGCCAATGCAGTGTAGTTCTTTTCGAAGATGACAGTGCTGTCGATTGTGATTGCAGCCATAGGCAAAGTTTAGGCAATAAAAAAGCCGTACAAGAGTTTTCTCTTATATGACAATTTGACCACTAAGATACTAAATATATCTATTCAGTAGGTCTAATAATATTTACTTTCACCTCAGAGATGCTCTGCCCTCCTGAAGTGATGTCAGTTTTCTCAGTCAGTCCGTTCAGACGTTGAGTGATGGATGGATTGTATTGTCCAGCCATACCTCCCTCAATTTGGTCTTGCTTGATGTTTGCCTCTATCGTGCGGCAGATTGTGGTATACGCTGAATATCTCCCATCCGTATTCGCAAAATAATCCTCCACACTTTTGTGCTTGTCAGCTGCAAATGCTCTGAATCCAACCACAGTAAGAGGTCTCTCAAGCGGTACAGGAACAGCTTCACCTGTCTTGTTAGATAACTGATATAGATATCTTGGATTGTCCTTGCACCATTTGCGGTATTCCAGGAACAATTGCCACATATCATCCGGTGTTTCTATGTTTTTAGGTCTCCCCATTATATCAGATTTAGTCCTTTGAGTTTAGATTCTGCCCAATCAAGTCCTGTCTTGCCACCCCATAGGAGAAAGCTAACGTATGCACAATCCTCAGGTGCTGCATCATCGAAGTTCGGCTCTGCTCTGCTGAGATAGCTGTACATTCGTTTGATGGTATCGATGGAGATTGGTTCCTTATTTGCGAGCTGCTGACCTCTAACCTTTCCAACCTGAGTGGCGCACTTGTTTCCGAGCTCTTCATTGAGTGCGATTCCTCTGCGTGCATTGTTGCGCACTGAGTCAGGATAGTCGTTGTAGCTGTCCTCAGCGAAGGCTGCGAGGTATTTACTGAGCGCGTTTTCGTTTTGCTGTTGCATTGCGTTGTTTTTTTGGTGCTGGTGCTTCGACTTGCTCATCCTCTTCGATTCCTGTGTATTGAATCGGCTCAGGTGTTGTTGCGGTCTCTGCTTCCCTTTCGAACAGGTACCCGAGTCCTATGCTCACATAGTATCGGTACTTGGTCACATCTATGTTGTCAACAACTATGGTTGTGTTTCCGAGCGTTGTCCTCTTGATGATGGTCTTGCCCTTGTGTTCTGCTTTGATTTTCATTATATATGATTTTTAGTTTTGTTTTGATTTCAGCGATGAGGTAGTGTGCTGAGGTGTTTGGAATCTTGAAGTACTTCGCCATTGATCGTGCAGTGGTATACCCCTCATCGAAGTAAGCCTTGGCAACTGTTATCTTCACGTTGTCGGTGAGCGAATCTCGATATATGTCCACGCATGACTTCCATCCATGGTATTCTTTCTCGATGTTTATCTTGTCGATAAGGTCAGTATCATCCACCATCAGGTCAGGCATTGCCGTCTCACTTGATAGGAGTCGCTCCTGTCGATTGGTGTCTAGGTTCTGCCACATCACTTGGCGCTTGATGGAGTTCATCATGAGTCCCTTGACATCGGGGTCGGGTCCAGGGTTCTGAATTGACACCACATGAAGATATGCGTTGTTGATTACAACATCCGGATTGAGCCTCGGATTGTACTTGGAACAAAAAAACCGAGCGTATCGAAATAGCTCGGCATAGTGCCTGGTGATATATCGGTCAAGAGATGCTTTCATACCAATTGATGAAGTCCTTGTACCATATTTTGCGCCTCACCATGGAGCAGAAGCATTCACGATCCGACTTGCCCTCGACTCGCTCCTTGATTTTCTTGAGTGGGAGCAGTGCTTTCTTGGTAAAGCGGTGCGCATCATCCATCTCAATCACTTGAGAGATGTATTCGATGTCAGTTTGAGTCAGTCCTGTGTCCATTGAGTAATCAGATAAGCCACCATTGAGACGAGTGCGGCATATCCTATGTTGCCTGTAAGTGCCAAAGTGGTCCAAAATGAGGTGCACTTCCAACACCCAAATGATGAGTGAAGGAATTGCATGAATTTTGCCTCAGGTAGCCAATTGATGAATATCGCATCAATGACCCAATGAAGCGGCTCGAATTTAGCGATGAGCCAACCGATGGCGAGTGATATGATTAGTGCTTCCATAGTTCAAAGATAGCGTAAATTGTTACACAAATCGTGACAGCTGCCACCAGTGCCATTGTGCAGAGTGCTGCGAGGTATTCTTTGTCGTGGTCTTTCATAACTTTTCGATTTCGTGTTTTACTTGTTGCCAATAGTCATAAAATACATCCGCATCTTCTTCAAGAATAGGTAAGTTTATTTCTAATATCTCCTCAACTGAAGCCATTGCACATTGTTTGGCTTTACCTTTTGATTCAATATAAGTTAGGAAACCATCATATTTATCTACTAACTCTCGTGCTTTTTCTTTTGATGTCATAAGTCAAAGCTTATTTCGTTATCGTTCATTGCGTCTCTAAGCATCTCTCGGCATTTGCTGTATGCTTCCACCTCTAAATCATGCGCCTCTCGGTTTCCGATGTATCCGTGTTTCACTATCCCTCGCAACTCTTGGTCAAGCTTCCACAATGCGCCTTGCCATCTATCAGCATTTAATGCTTGGATTGCTTCGGCTTTGTCGTCGAATTCGATTGTGATTTTCATATGTAATACTTATTTAGTTCGTCTTTTTTTACGTCAACTTCAATATCTCGCAGAGTAATTATGTAGCTTCGAACTGTTGTTCTATCCATTTTAAACTGGTTTTGGATTGAGTAAATCGGGCGCGGTCTCTCTTTCAAGAATTTAATCAATTGCTCAATTCGTTCTCGTTTCGGTGCGTATAGCTTTTCAAATTTTTGTTCGTTCATCTTATTGTTTATTTAGTTCGTGTTTTACTTGCTTCCTCCTTGAGCTTCTCAATGTAAAGCGTGGCATCCATCAACTCCTCCTGGAGATGGGTCAACCAATCAAGGAAGCTGAGGTCATCACGATCTAAAGTGCGACCATATTTCTTGACTCCTTTCTCGCTGCGTTCATAGTATTTCGCCAGCACTCTGAGAAGTATTGGGTCTTGTATTGTTGCTTTAAAGTTCATTAGTTTAGGCTTGAATATTGTTCATAGAATTCCTGAGCAGTCACTTCAGAGATATGTACCTCATCAGAAAGTGTCAGCACAATACAGGTGCTAACATTCGGCATCATATTGAAAAGGTCGTGAACTCTTGCAACCAACTTATCGAGGTTGTCATTGTGGGTGCCAATGTAGGCGATGAAGTACTTTGCTTTCATTGCATCAGGTATTTGAATGCTTTGATATAGAACTCCTCGCTCACTGACTTGCCATTCATGAATCGGTATAGCATCGAGTAGTTGACTTTCATATCTTCAGCCATATGGGTCATCTTGTATCTCTTGACGAGAAGGGACTCCAACTCTTTGCGGATGAAGTCCCTGATTGTCTCCCCATCAGAAAGGTAAATCGTCATCGATTTCATCAGTGATAGGTTTTGATGCTGGTGCTGTTGATGCGATTCGGATATCCCATGCATTCAATGACACATAGAACTTGCCATTGTACTCACGACCTCTGAGGTCAAACTTAACCTCACACTCTTGACCTGGCTTCGCACCATCCAAGAACTTCACTCGCTCATTCACTGCTTGGAATTGTACCAACTGAGGATACTTGTCTCCGATACTTAGAACGAACTCTCTGAGGTTCATCTTCTCACTTACTTGTTTGGCTTCACCGATGTGGTGGATTGTGCCTTTTGCTTTTAGCTCTTCCATTTGTTGTTATTTATTTACTAATTGATTATAATACTCATCATAGTACTCAGATGCCAGCTTGAGGCGCTCAATCATCTGAATCTCTTTGTCCTCATCCCTATCCCACCATAGGACAGTGATTCTCTTCTCCGGGTCAATGTGGTCGACTCGATGCAGCTGAAGGTTCTCCCATTCATTCAGGTACTCATCCCAAGTGGTCACCATGCAGTATATGAGTTCAGCCATACCTCTATCATACAACATCATGTATGCTCTCAACTGCCACTCATAGTCGGATTTGTATCCTTCCTCAGGTGTAGCTGGGAACGTATCCAATGACCACGATGTTTTGATGTCGATGATTTTGTTGTCCAGGACAATATCAGCTGTGCCGATGAGATAGTCATTCTCGACTGTTGTCTCATTCTTTCGGTAGTCAGTGAAGCGAACTGCATTGAGTAGGGAGATTGATTCAAGCTCTTGCTCCCTACCTTTGAAGATATACTTGTTGTTCAACTCGGTAGTATAATTGTAAAAGTCCTCCTTAGCTACCTGTCTGATGTAGCTCTTGGCGGTCTCACCCATTTCTGACTTCCCTCTTCCGTTGGTCATCAGCTTCCCGATTTGCGATGGATGCCATTTCATAGTGCAAGAGCTTTGAGTTGAACTTCAGTGAGTGCGTAGTTGGCAACCAACTGCTCTGCTGTGTACTTGCCATTGGCGATTGATTCAACTGCCTTCTCGAATCGAGCGTTGTCAATCTTTGGCTTCCCTGTTGCTGCTGATGCTGCTGTGTTGCCATCATCATCAACTGCCTGAAGGCTGAGAAGTGATTGAATGGTACCTCTTCTGAAGTATGTAACAGCAGCCAATGCTTTCTGAGGGTCCACGATTGGAGGTAAGCTCATGAATGACTCGATGTGCTCACCTGTCTCGATGTCGATGATACGAGTCACCACATCATTGCCAACCACAGGCTGCAACAATAGCAGTCCATGCTCGTGAAGGATTGGCTCCACTGTATCGAGCAGCGCATTGATATCAGCGTAGCTCTTTTTGAAGTGTGGATTCGTTGCATTCTTGGACACCTTGCCAATTTGCTGCTTGGCAGCGTGTAGCTTCTGCCAAATGTTGAGGGTTGGCATCTCTGCCTCCTCCGCTTTCTTTCTTGTTGTTGTCATAATTGATTTGTTTTGATTGTAAATATACTCATTTATTTGATTACTTGTGTAAACTCATCATAAAATTTCAGCATATCTGCAAAAGTTTTCACGATGATGTATGTACCTCCAGCCTCTTCAATGGCTTTCTGATAGTCCTTTTGTGCTTGAGATTGCCTATCCTTGCCATATTTGATTTCAATCTTCACACTTCTGCCCTTGATCGTGGCTGATATATCTGCTGAACCAGGTGTGCCGGTCCCCTTGGTCCACTGACCACCAATGGCAACACCATCAGTGCGGTATTTTTTGCGATACACACCCATCGTATTGATGCGCTCAGCTTGGCACTTGTTGAACTGAAGGAATGCAATCACCGACTTGGTGAGCTCATTGGCTGAGTTGTCATTCCAATGAGTGAGCGCCAACATATGTGGCGGTGTGTTTGGATACTTTTCCATTTTGTGCTTAAGTTGGAGGTCTTTTAGGAATTGTCTTTCTTGTCGTGTCATAGTTTATTTGCTTTATCATTTAACTCATCCCACACATCACCATCAGTCGGTGGGGTTGACTGTTCTCCTTCCAATTCGAAGTATCTGCCGTTGTGGTTCCTTCCCTTGGTCATCTTGTATCCTTTGAAGTCAGCATATGCCTGAACCCATTTGAGGAATCTGCGTGGCTCCAGGTCCTTGAATCCTGTGAACTCCGATGTAAACTCTTGGAGCTTGGCTGAGTTGTAGTGGTAAACTGAGAGAGCAAGATTGCCCTCTTCCACCCAATCAAAGAAATCCTTGCAAGTTGCCTGAATGAATCGCTTTGCATCTGCGTTGATGCTAATTGATTTGACGAGTCCGAATTGTAGATAGTTCTGAAGGCATCCAATCATGTAGTTGTCGAACCTGAGCCAATCATTCTCTGCCCATGAGTCGAATAACAGTCGACCATACTCATCGAGTGGACTTCGCTTTGAATGGAAGTACTGAAAGAACTCAAGCTCATGACGTCTTCGGTCATGTGATGACCCGGCACCACTGATGACATAGTTGGTGGTGATGACAATCTTTGGAGAACGATCAAATGGAATGAAGATTTCATCCTTATTCTTTCTATTCACAGTAATTCCCTCAGTGATGAGGCTGAACAGCTGCTCGAAATCAAAGTTCCTCCTGACATCATCGAATGCAAGTATCTGCGTATCCAGGTTGACTCGCTGATATACGAAATCTGACTTGCTTGGATTGAAGCTCTTGCCATCTATCTTGACAATTTTGCGCAGATTGCCGATGGCGGTCAACATCAGTGACTTCCCTGAGCCACCATTCGGGTTGTCATCAATCTCTTGGTCATTGAATATGATGGCTTTTTGGTCAGTTTTATCCTTGTATGTATGGATAAGGTACCCGAGAGTGGTTTCAAGCGCTGAGATGCGAGCAGAATCATCCGCAGCCACCTTGCTCACAAAGTTTTGGAAGTCATTCTTGTGGTCTTCCATAAGTTTGAAGTCACGTTGTATGATTTGATTCTCCCAAATGTAGCCATCCACATCGATGTATGACATCAACTCGACTGCATCCTTGGTCACTTTCGCCACTCCATTCTTGTATGGTATGAATGAGGCATCCTTTGTATCCTGGAGCATCAAGATATTGATTGAGTCAATCATGTTGAGGAAGGATTCATTGAACAAAATGGTCAACTTTGAGCAGTGGTTCCACACATCTAGCTCACCCTTCTCAGCAAGGTAGTTCAATACGAAATCTTTTATCTGCTCAGTGCTGGAGATTCTGACTTTGTTCTCAATGACCCGAACAAAGGTTGGCTTCTCTGCATTCTCAGGATAGTACTTGTTGAATCCGTTCTTGACCAAGAACTCAGAGTATTTGAGCGGCTCAATGGTGACTGTTCCCTTGTCATTTTTCGACCAAAAGATATCATCTCCTGTCTTGATTTCTTTCTTTACATCCTCAACCACATCACCACGCACATTCAACTGCTTTTTGATGTCCTCCTCAGGGATGCCGCTCTTCAGCTTCTGCTTGATTTTTTGGAAGGTATCCTTATCTTCGAAGTACTTCATGCCAAAAGTGGCTTTTTTGTATGCACTTCTGATGGTGGTGACCATCTCTTGCTCTGAGAATGATGAGCCTTGGCAGTACCTGGTCCACACATACTGCTCAGCAGTGTCCTTGTGGATACCATACTCGCAGAGTACAGCTGCCAATTTGAACACAAACTCATTGCGACTGCCTTCAACGAACTCACAACCATGGTCGAAGCGCTCAATCAGGCTGATGATTTTATCCTCATCATTGAGTACACAGGTTGGTGTGCGCTCGGTGTAGTTGAATCCTTGATCGTGTTCAATGCCGTTGAACTCTTGGCAGAACTCATTGAAGTATATCTTAGGGTCATAGGATTCGAAGCATACTCGACTCACATTGCTATTCTTTTGGTCGAAGTATTCAGATTGAAAGTGCTTGCCGAATGCAGTGAATCTGCGCTTGTGTTCCACCTTATCACATTTTGGTATTCGGATGACTGCTTTCAAGCCATTGCCTGATGGGGAAGTGAACACCATCATCACATGAGCATCATCGATGAGGCGCTTCCTTTCGGCATCCATCACCTTTGCATTTGGATATTGGTCGAAGTCCAGGATGCACAATCCACTGTGCTCAACCAAGCTGTTGTCATTGCGCTCGGTGAAGATACCGTTGAACATGATTGCATTGAGTGATGACTTGAGGCGGTCATGTTCCGGGTCTGACTTCTCCAGTGAGCGGATTGCGGTGATTTTGCGAATCAAGTCAGGTGTGCCGTTCTTGATGCGGTTGTGTACCTCATATATTGAGAGGTTGTAGGGTGTTTCTTTGCTGTTAAATAGGTTTTTAAATACTGATACTTTCATGTCATAGTTGTTTTGAGTGACGCTAATGTACAAAAATTTGCTGATTTGTGACGATTCGTGACGATGTTTGAATTGTATCGTCACGCTTGTAACCCTTACTGCTATTGACTTTCAGCAAAAGCGTGACGATGTGACGATAAAAAAACTAAAAATTTTCAAATAGAAATAAGGGTCTTAATAGATTCGGTATAATAAGAGATGTGTCATTTCGTCACACCATACACACCCTTTTTGATGTCTTCCTGTATCTTTCTCATCTCCCAAAATGACCCACACTGGAGCACATCGAGCATCAGATTGCGGTCAACCATAAAATCCATTGCAGTGTATGCCTCGAATATTTGACGTAAATCATCGGTGATGCGAAGGAATAGCCTGTCATTTTTCCATCCTTTGGCTTTATCGATTCCATAAAGCACTGTTGAATGGTGTGCACCAAAGAGGTTGCCTATTTCAGCAAGAGTCATCTTGTGTGAGCGCAAAAATGAATACAGGTAGTAACGCTGATAAACTTTGTAACGTGCTCGGTTGTCAGCACCTGGAATGAAATATAGCTCGTGTTTTTTTATCTGCTCATTTACCTCATCAATTATATCATTCATTGTTTTTTTCATGCTCAAAAGTTTTGCTCCACCCATTGGCGAAATGATTGTTGTATCTCGATTTGTTGTTGGAAGATATCCATGTTGCCACCAGCAAGGATGGTCGCATCCACCTTCTGAATCTCCTGAAGCAGCATGGTTGCCTTCTGCTTGATGACTCGCTTGAATACACCTTGATCGTTGAGGTCCTCAATGAAGTCACCGAGCACAGGAAGCACACCACACAGGGCAAGTAGTTTTTGTTCTTTTGTCATAACGGCGTGACTTTGAATCTACCATCATTATACCTCCCTGATTCCAGGCAGTCCATTTTTTTCCAATAAGCAAGTGACTTGCTTGTGAATACCCACTCTTGCACGACTGCGAGCCCGATGTGGTATGTTAGTTTGAATCTCATTTTGTTAGTCTTTCTTTAATATATTCAGCCATTGATTGAATTTCATCAGTCATATCGTTGACTCCTCTATCATATGCGCCATTGACATCACACTCGCAATTTCTAAGTTGCATGATTTTCTCAATAAGCAATTGTTGTGTTGGGTCAAGTGTTGGAATCAATTTATCAAGAATAAAAAAATGAAGCATTTCAATTGGTTTCATTTTGTTATTGTATCCTTTTTCAATCATTCTCCTCACCTCTTCTTGGTGGTTGGTTTCTTTATTCCAGATAATCATATCTCTTCCATTTTTATTGCACAAATTCGGTTGTATAGATCGTGGTCAAATGATGTCCAAAATCGATTGCGTTGGTAGTGGCTAAACGCACCACCACTCGTAGTCATCCTCGTCTTCATCGTTGATGGCTTCGACATAGGATTGTTCGAAATAACAGTCTTGATACAGCTGCTCAAGGTAGTCATCACATTCTTTGGTTTGTTTGATTGTAAGTTGTTCATAGTAATATTTGTTTATTATTTTGTAATCGCCATAAGAGCTCCCCACTCTGATGACATAAGTTGCCATTGTTTGTCCATTGGTTGGGTTGTCACCAACATCTTCGAGTTCAACCAACAAATCAACTGAATCTGTATTGTACTTGGTTGCCTCGTGGTCTCTGATATCAATCTCAATCATTTTATTTGAATTTATCGTTGTACACATGGTTGACATACTTGTCGAATGAAGCTGGCAATTCATAGCTCTTCTCATGATAGATTTGTTGGTCGATGGTTGGATGGTCCATCACAGGTCTTGAGACGGTTGTGCTCAACCAAAATAAGAATGCAAGTCCGGCAACCATCACAGCGGCACCACCAAGGGTGTCGCGTTGGTCTTGTGTTAGGTTTTTAATTGTTTTCATGATCTTCGATTGTATCAAGCAAGTTAACTAATGCACCCCACTGCGCTTGGGTGTGTAGCGTTCCTCGGTCATTCGGTCCGAATGATGAGCGCATATCAAGCAGCTCAGCGTATAGCTCAGCCTCTTGGCTGCGGATAAGTTCGATGATTTGTTCTTTGTTCATGTTAGTTGTTTTGAAAGTATAGTCTTGATAATTTGTAATCGCTCTTCAAATGCATATTTGACATCTGACCAATCAATTGAGAAAGGTGTGCTTGCTCTTGTTCTTTGGTGTTGATGCCTAAAACAATTTGTTTGCTCACGTTTAGCTGTCCGTTGTGCAAATTTTCGATTTCGATGATAAGTGTTTTCATTTTTTGTCCTTGTTTTGTTTGACAAATCTACACATACTTTTTATATCTGCAAAACTTTTTTAACATTTTTTTTCATCTCCTAACAAATAGGCACAAAAAAAGGGGTGTCTCCACCCCTCAAAACAATTATGAACGCTCGAATTTACAAAGGAAATTTGATACTGTCGATGTTTTTGTAAACTTTTTTATGACCATCTCGCTCGAGTCTGTCAGATTCGAAGATGAGAATGCGACCTCCTGTCGGTTTAACAGGCGCACCACGCTCAACGTGCCATCCTTTTGAGCCATCACCGTACTCTTCCTTGTATGTACCTGTGAGCATCAGGTGAATATCCTTATGCTCGTGGCGGTATCCTGTTTTGCTGTGGTATGAGACGGTATCTCTGACATCATTTCGAGCAGCGTTCTCGTGGATGTGACCCATTGCGAACACATCGAAGTCCTCATACATTTCTAAAGCTCGGGTAAGGTTTAGAGCTCCCTTTGTAACTACACCACCACCACCTGAGCCATGGAAGTACTTTATCTTGAATGATGATTGTACATTCATATTGAAAGTTTGACGCAATATAATCCAACCACCATAGCCACCGGTGAACACCTGAGTGCCATTTCGGTAGTTTAGGAGGTCAACGAATCGCTGAAGGATGTCGGTCTCTTGATACTTGATGATTGCGGTCTCATGGTTGCCGTAACCGATGACAGTAAGCAAGTGAGCATAAGGTGACCACCACTCGACAGCTGTTTCAACGATGCTATCCAGGTACTTTGCATTGTTGTGTTCAGGTCTGATGTCTGATTTGTTCCCTCTGCGATCTCCGCGACCCTGCATGAGGCAGAAAAAATCGCCATTCACCATGATGGGGATGTTGTGCTCAACACAATAGTCGAGGTCTCTCTTGAGGATATTCCAATCACATTTTGGATTGTCCCAATGGAGGTCTGAAAGCATTGCAATCTTGACCTGTTTACCATCCATCTGAATCTCGTGGATGTTTTTTGCGTGTTTTTTTACAATCATATTTGTGTTTTGGAGTACCTGAAGAGGTACATGGTTCCCATTCCTATCACAAAGCCGAGAATCAGCACCCAAAAAACAGGCTTTTCTCGTTGGCTTTTGTACTTTGCCACCTCAACCTTCTGCACTTGGCGGATGGTGTCACGCTTGAGGCGATATTCTATGCGTGTTTGCCACCTTGTTTGAGGCACATAGGATGTCTTGTATTGAATTATCGTGTCCTTGGTGGTGTGATAGTATTCATACACTATTTGATTGTCTCTAATGACAGGAAATGAGTCGATAGTTGTGATGCGAATGGTATCACCAACATCCTCGCATCGATATCCTTTCTTAATCGCCTTATTTATATGGTAATTAACACCGCATCCTGTCACAATTATTGTAAGAATTAGTGACAAAATAAGGTTATAGGTTGAAAGTTTTTTCATTTTTTAAGGTTATAGGCTTAAAATTCATTTATTAAGCAATAGCTCACCACCTTCTGCGCCTTGGTTGCTCTGATAAACGTGCGATATTTATCCATATCATTGACCACTTGGCACCCAGCACTCCACCATCCGATGGTTGCACCTGTGTTATCTGCGTTGATGTTGTATGTATTTGGATGAAAGTTGATGCCGAAGTATCCGGTCTGAACTTTACCGATTGCCTCGCTCTTGTCATCCTTATCGGTGTCACGATTCACTGCAATGGATGCGCTAAGCTGAAGGAGTGCATCAACCTTGCCATTGTGCTTACCGAACTTCCAAAGATTATAGTACCATGAGTCAGCCACTACCACAGCAGCGCCATCCTTGTTGACCTTCTCGAATTGCTTCAGTGTTGGTGTACCTGGATTGGTGGTACCTGATGCAACTGCAATGAACTGCTCACCTTTAAAGAGATAGAACTTGTCATCGAATCGATTCGGTGTGTCTTCATTAGATCGTACACCAAGAATCCAATGTTCTGAAGGAATGCTCTTGAAATTTGGCAGCGTTTTAACCTTGTCGAGTAGCTGCTTGTCGGTATATGCTCTGACCATTTGTCCAGTTTTTTGTCCGTTTTACTGGACATTTTAAGTATTTTTCTCCTCAATTAAGTAAATAACCCCAGCAACATATCACCGGGGATTTTTCGGTTTAATCGGTTTACTCAACCAATAACTTGCACCGTCAGTTACTTCCAACCATCCAACTCTTCCTTGGACCTGGTCACAAATTTGCGCATTGCTGCGAGTATATTCTTTCCTGTTACACTTTCATAGCTTTCGTTGATGCTCTTGACCTCAACCACTACGCAAAAGAATGCAACAAATTTGGTCATGATAAGCTCAACCGAAATAAAGTGAGCGATGATATCACCAGCAATGAACTTCTCAATCAAGAATGTGAACACAATACCACCCGAATAAAGTGTTGCCTTACCAAGTGTGTCACTCAATCTGCGTGACTTGAATGATACCCATCCGTTTTTCTTTACCGAGCGCCAAACTCCGAAGATGGTGTCAATGAATATGGCGAGGATGGCAACCAATACCAATGGCTGAACCGGTGCGAGTACTGTGAACAATGAAGCGAAGATTGCGAGTGTGGTTTGTTTCATCAGATGACGAGAATTTGATTGTTGTATCCGTTGTTGCGTGGATATCCGCAGTTCCAGGTACCATCCATGAAGCAGTCACCGATGCACTGATTGCATTCGATTTGTGGTCGAAGGTCAGTGTCACGATTCTCGTGGCTGATGAAGATAGGATACTCAGCTCGGTTCTTGACAAGGTATCTGATGAGGCGCATCTCAAAGAATGAAGCCTTCTGAGCATAGTGTTCCATGCCGAATGCCACCTCGGAGCGAGATACACTTGATGAGTTGTCACCGAATTGAGTTTGTAGACCCTTGTTCTTGAGCTGATATGTCAACCCGAATACAGCATCCTCAGCCGAGCGCCATGCGATGACAGGCTGAATGAATGTGACGAGTGTCTCTTCCTCAGGTGTGAGTGTTTGGTCATTGTATGCCTCAAGCAAATGGTTGTAGAATACGGTGCCAAGTATCGGCATCACTCTAAGCTGTGCTTGAGTTGCCACATATGGGAACACATCAGTCACATCCACATTGGCTGTGATGGGTGTGTTGGTCTTGAGATAGTTTTCGGTGATGAAGTACAGCATTAGACTTGAGGTGTTTGTGTTTGTGCGGCTTGAGTAGCGGTGACATCACCACCTTCAATCGGTCCAAGTGATGCGAGTGCTCTGACTTCATTGATAGTCATCTGCTCAAGGACCTTGGTTGCCACCAATGGACTCATTGCATTGAGTGCATCTGATGTCTTGGATGCATCGCCATCGATTTCAACGATGGTTTCATTGATGATTTGGAAGTTGTTGATGGTGAACTCAGCCATGCTCAGCTTGGCAATGTGAAGTATCTCATTGAAGATATCTTGCACTTGCTCTCTGAGTGGCATCACGACATTCTTTTCGAAGATGACGTATGCTTGCTTGATATCAGAACCTGAACCGAGTGAGCCTGTTGTGCGCACACCCATGAGTATTGGGTCAATAGTATGGGCAAAACAAATTTGCTCAGTATTCAACCCGGATGCCTCTTGGAATAGTTTGTCATTCGAGTTGGTTGGTAGGCTCTCAATCTTCGGCAACTGCTCTGCTGAGTTGGCAAAAAATGCAGCGGTCTTGCCAGCGTTCTGAGCTCCTTTAAGTTTGTCGATGGTTTGGCGCAGTACGTTCTTTTCCTCTTCGCTTTGTGGGCGCTTAGGGAACATAATTGCAAACGATGGAAATATTGAGTTCTGAATGTTGCTCTTTGCAAAGAACGAAAGCTCGCCCGACAAAAACGCAAAGTTAAGTGCTGAGGAGTATTTCGGCAGCGGATACCAATCTTGCCCTAAGCACTCGACCTCATAAACAAAAAGCTGTTCACGATCAGTGCATGATGGATGATGCCTCTTGATTTCTTGGATGTCGATGCGAGTCGACCAATCTTCACAAATGAAGTACTGATTCTTTTGGCGGCCCTTTCTAACTTTCTCAGGTGAGACATTCTCAGCCCTGGTCATCTTCATCTTGTCATCAAAAAACAAACGGAAGTACACTCGATTGTGTACAATCAATTGCTCGGTTGTGATTCGAGCTGTCTTTTTGAGCTTGATTTTTTTCTCGAATGTGTATAATTCAAGGAGGTCCTTCGGTGTTGCGTTCTTGGTCTTGAGTTCAAATCCACCACCAATAACTGCATTTGTTTTGTAGTCCACGATGGCACCATGAAGTGGTGAGCTGTACACCATTTGATTGAGCAATTGCGGATACATATCATCCTGGCCAAATCTGATTTGATTGGCGGTAGTGTATCGACCATTGACATATGGGAGTGACAGGTTTGCGCCACCAACTTTCAAGAATGGTGTGCTGAAAGCATCATAATTGGATGAAATCATCTCAACTGCTTCCTCTTTTTTTGCTCTGAATCTATCGTACCAAGCCATGTGTTAATCGTAAATTGATGAAACTGATGCGCCACTGACAACCATTCTACCCTCCTCAATGACCACTCCTGTGGTATCACTGATTTCGGTTGGCGGTATGGTTGACTCGTATACGCTGTATGAGTATTGTCCCTTCATTAGTTCTGTATCGATTGGCTCATCCAGGTAGAATAGATTGAATCTCTCAGGATATGGCGACTCATCGGTGTTGGTGAAGAGGATTGGGTCGGATGTTGGGTTCATTTCGTTTTGGAATACGAACAAATAGTATGGTGAAGGTAGCGTTGACACTTCCGACAGCGTCAGCACTATGCTGTTGACCTCACCTTTGTTGATGTATATCATTTGTATATGTTGCAGATAGGTCAAAATTTGTTCACAATCTATACTCGAGCGGGTATATATGTATAGAAAAACACAAAATCTATACACGAGCGGGTGCAATTCTCGTAACAAATACACACCTAAAAATGTTACGAAACAAAAAAGCCACCCCGAAGGATGGCTTCACAACGAACAGAAAGAAAGTTGTTAGATAACTGCTGTGACAGCAGCTGCTTCGATTTCATAAGCAAGAAATTCAACTTCAGACGTCAAGGTAACGGAATATTTTGAACCATCCGCACGAGTCACTCCGGAACCTTCACCTGTTGCGGTGAGTTGGAGTTGTGGGAAGTACCAATACTTGCCGTTCATATCCTTAACAATTGCCACCAAGTACTGTTGACCTGAACCCAAGATTTTGATTGCTTGAGATTTGTCCTGATCGCGGCGGTGGAACATGAGATTGATGACAGCAGTCACATAAGATGAACCATTGATAAGGTCAATCGCTGCTTCCTCAGTATAAGAACCTGTATTTCTACGGATGTCAAATGCTGTGAAGTCAGGAGCACCACCAACTAAGGTGATGGCATCGATTGTCCAAGTGTTGGTTGCATCTAAAGTGATACCACTGATGTTGTCTTGCTGATTAATCCAAATCTTCTCAATACCACCTGTATTGTTGTCGCAAGATTTCACTATCGACTCGAGGGCACTACATGACATAAATTCAAATTTTATCAGTTAAAAAAAAAGAGGGGAGTATTTCATCCCCTCAAAAGGAATCCTATGAATAAAGAACGATTTGCGCACCGTTAACATGGTGGAAACCAACTTTCATATTTGCACGAGTACGGATGTACGGCTCAGCAACAGTGTCAGAAAGGTTGACAGCTTTCAACGCTTTGTCATCACCTTCAGCATCGAATGCGTATAAAAGTGAATCTTTCAAACAAAGTACAGCGTGATCGTTTGGCATACCTTCACAAACAACAACTTTCACACCTAAGTAAGTCAACTCAAGTGGAGTCGTTACATAGGTCATTGTGTTACCTGAAGCAGCAGCCAATTCGTATGCGTTAGCTACGTTAGTAGAAACATATAAACGTAAGTCAGCTTTTTTGCGGATGATTGCAGCTGGAGCGGCAGCAAATACTTTTGCAAGCTCAGCCAATACATTCGATGCAGTTACGGTTGTGTTCGCAACATCGATTACAGTAGCATCAGCTAACAAGCCTTTGATGTAACCATCACAAAGAGCCAAAGTAGCATTTGCACTCTCAGTGTCACCTTGCCAACGGATAAGCTCGATGTCTTGACCGATTTGCTTAGCCATTTGGTTCCAATAGAAATCCATGAAAGAAGCAACAGTGAAGTCACCATTCGAACCTTTTGTCATTTGCAAAGCAACGAATGACTGCTCGAGGTCAAATTGACACACCTGCGCCATAGCGCTTAGGGCACATACGTCGATTTCAACTGCGCTCAAGTCATCAGTTGGAGCATCGAATGGGCAAGTTGACGCTTGCAATACGTTACCGAATACGACAGTAGCAAGTTTTGTTTTTGACTTGATACCTGGTAAGAGGCGGTAGTTTTCTGCGAGGTTCTCTTCTCCTAAATATGCTTTAGAATAGAATGCCTCAGGATTGGCTGCCAATAAAGCTGAAGCATCCACATCCAAATCGAATCTTAATTTTTTAGACATTGTTATTTGGTTTTTATTGATTTACAAATTGTTTGAACTTCGCAAATTTTTCGCTCATTGAAAGCTGGGCC